TTCTTCTTGTCACGAACAACCAGTTCAACCTTACCATTGCGACCAATTGCAGACAGGTCAGGAACCTGATAGATTGCAGCAGCCTTGAGGAGTTTGTCCAACTGTTGAGTTGCAACAGAGAAACAAACATCACGGGTAGGAAGAGAGATCTCTTTCTCAGGAGGAGAAACGATTACATCAGGATCTGCGAAGAAGTATTTTGCACGACGACGACCATCACGAATAGTAAGGTAACTTTCACCAAACTCAAGATCAGGTGCATCATACAGAGACAGACCACTCAGGAACTGGTTAAGATCATAGATCGCAAAGTCTTTCTCAAACTCTTCTTCAATCTCAGCTTCTGCAAGAATGTTCTTCATCACAGAGATGGTTTTAAGTTTGTTACCCTGTTTGATCAGGATCGACTGATTGATCTGGGAGAAGTTCTTGAGGATGTTTGTAGTGTTACTAGAAAGTTTCATAGGTGTCCTTGCGTTCATTGTGAAGACCAGAGAAGTGGTAGAGGAGAATACAATAGTGGATGGCTTTCAGGATGTCAAGTCTGGACTTACCACCCTTCTTACCAAAACGTGAGAGGTATTTAATTGCGTTGGACCTGGTGAAAGGTTCGGCGTCACCAATACTCTCAATCAAATCCAGAGTTTGAGTTTTGGATTCTTGAGAAGTATAGTGTTGATGATATGTACTTGTGAGATATTGTTCGATTTCTTTCAGGGTTTTGTCTTCTTGGTATTTCCAGAAGCCGTTCTGGTTTGTTTCGTTATTCATGTTTGCAATTTGATACTCAAGATCACTGTGACCCCATGGTTGCACACCACCATCAACTGATCGACTGTAAGGATAAGGGAGGGGTGTCCATTCATACCCCTCCACTGGGAGTTCATTACTCATTTCATAATACAGAGAACACCGTTGTTATTGTACCTCATCGGTGGCTTTGATGTCAACGTTTTCGTCAACTTTGTCATACAGATCAAGGAATGCACCCTTGGTTTCGTCATCAAATCGGTTGAGACAAACCTGAATGGCTTTCACCTTGTCACCAAAGATAGAGTAGGCACGGATAATATGAACCAGACGACGGGTAGAGATGATCTCTTCAATACCACCATCGTAGAAAGTACGACGGATGATATCGGCCCAGTCACAGAGACGAACGCAGAAGTCACGATCTTCCACACCCAGATCAAGAGAGATACCCTCAAGGATCTTCTGTTCGATTTTAGGAGAAGGATACTGTTGTTCAAGGGTCACAGGGAAACGTTCAAGGAAAGCTTCGTTGAGAACGTTAGTCCCGATGAAACGACCATCATCACTACCCTTACCCTTAGTATTTGCAGTCGCAATCACATTGAAACCAGGTGCAGGTTTGACCCAACGGCCGATCTTCTTCAGGAAGACACCCTTACCTTCCAGAATAGATTGAAGACAAAGGATCTTGTTAGAAGCCAGATCGATCTCATCCAGAAGAAGAACGGCTCCACGTTCAAGAGCTTCAATCACAGGGCCATTGTGCCATGCAGTATTACCATCGATGAGACGGAAACCACCAATCAGGTCATCTTCATCAGTCTCAATCGTAATGTTTACACGGATCAGTTCCCGACCCAGTTGAGAACAAGCTTGTTCAACCGAGAACGTTTTACCATTACCCGACAGACCCGTAATGAACGCAGGATAGAAAAGACGGGACTGAATAATTTTTTTAATATCACCAAAGTTACCAAACTTGACGAAGGTATCATCTTTTTCAGGGATAAGATTTTGTTCGATGGGAGGAACCACCGCAGGTGCGGTGACGGTTTTTTCAAGTTGTTGACGGGCTTCTTGGATGGTCAGGTCCCACTTACCACGGGAAATTTTATATTGATCAAGTCGTTTGGTCACAGTAGGGTAGGAGATGCCATTGGCGGCACAGTACCCACGAACATCACCAGAAGTGATCTTATCACCGTAGGTATCACGCAGAGCGTCGATGATGTTGTTGGACATTTGGTTGAAACCCTCATTGGTATGTATGTAATATACACGAAAAAACCCCCTAGGAGGGGGTCAGGTGGTCAGCCGCCCAACTGTCCATACGGGCTTCCTCTTGCATTTTCATCATGAGAACCATGGTTCTCTTGTGAGGACGGTGTTTCCACCCATACCACTTAGAGACTTTACCTTTGTCATGAGGTGGTTCTTTACCAACCGAATAGTATTGATCTGCGGTCATGTCAATCACAAAGCCATTCTCACGATCTCTTAACCACCAGTGAAGATCTCCTCTGTAATCTCTGGCACTCATAGGATCTAGAGTGTCAGTGTCAAGGAGATAATACATAGCCTGAGTTGCATGGTAACAATGCCCGTACATGGGATTGGTTTCATTCTCAACACGATACTTCTTAGTAAGAAGATCTGAAGTAAGGCATTCCCTCAGTCTCCGTGAACACTCAAGGATCGTACTGATGGTGTATGGGATTTTGTGATAGTGAAGAATGTCTTTTTTAATAACAACCCACTCACTTGCACCTTTTTGATAACAAGGTCTCTCTAAGATATCCACTCTGGTTTACGTTCAGGATTGCGAAGATAGTTTTCCGCGACCCAAGGCTTGGAGTTGATATACAACTTGTACGCGGTAAAAGTATCTATACTATCATCGAACTTCCATTCTTCAGGCATTGCACGGGCAAAGTTATCCGCCATACCATAACAAGTAATTGGTTTACCAGTCTTGCGATGAAAAAGTTTTTTGGCTTCGAACAAAGTCTTAGTGCATGAATGCACTTTACCATATCGAAGATAATACTCATACGCAAGAGAAGTACCATGCATAATCAACCATGCAGTGTTGTAGATATTTTCTGCAGCCCACTGAGTACAAGGATGATTACGAAATGCACCCTTTACAGTGTTGTATGGCGTACCATCAAGTTTGTTGATTGTACCCCAGTCATAATACCACTTAGAAAAAATGATGGAAAGCATTTGACAACTCTCCAAAGGCATCTTGACAATGTGTTTGTCAGGAAGAACCCTGGCAGAAACACGGGGACTTGGATCAGTGACGAAGATGTTCATAGGGGTCTTGCGTTACCGCAACGTTTTGCAGAGGGATACTGGGCCTCGAATACCTTATTAGCATACACCTGACTGGTTGCTTCGACAATGGCTTTGTGATATTTCGTACCAGTTGTCGGCAGTCGGTAAGTAACTTCCCATTGTTTCATGCGATCACCTCTACGAATTCACTCAGGATTTTCTTGTTCAACTTCTTGGACTTCAGTGATTTTGTGAATGCACTCTTGATTTGAGACTTGGTTGCATTATCTGCAACTTCAAACTCACTGTCGTTATTCAAAGAACTAGAGGACATTGCAAAGTATTTGGCATAACCTTGAACACCCACAACAGTCGCAGACTTGTTCTTTTTCCACTGTGTCATGGCCTTTTCAATTTCATCATACTTCAGGTTTTGATTTGAAAGATAACGACGAAGTTCACCGCCACCAAGGATACGAATGCCAAGAAGATTAACTTCAGGGAACCGATCTTGCAGGTTCTTCAGTAGAGCCGAAGTTGGACCAGTCCATCGACCAGGAATATTGTAGGTGGTTCCCAGTTTACGATCACGGAGAACGCAACGATCCGTAATACTGTTGAAACCATAGGTATTATCATAGTTGACAATGTAAGGAATGCATTGGGCTTCACCGTCAGTCAAGATGATTGCATTCAACTTTTCAACACCATGACGTTCTTTGAACTGTGGGATCAGTTTGTACAGAGAAATCAAGGCTTCATTCAAAGGAGTTCCAGACAACATCAGTTGGGGATAACCACCAGGATTAGATGCAAGGAGATAGAGATACTTACAATGATTTTCGAAGTCCTTCGCACGGGTCTTACTAGACAGGAAGTTCAACATATTGAAGAACCCAGTCAGAGCCAAAGTATTTGCAATTGGTTCCTGATGAAGAAGAGTGCGGTAACTGAAAGGAATGTCTTCAGCATCTTCACATTGACGGAACCATTCGTTAGAGAATGCATAAACTTCAAAAGGAATGTTCACTTTGCGACAGAACCAAACAAGATTGAGAAGTTGTTTGACAGTATCCTTGAGAACATTCTGCATTGAACCAGACCAATCAAGAACAAAGATCAAGCCATGGTTCTTACCATCAGGAAGAACTGTCACTTTCTTAAACAGATCTTCATTGAACTTGTAAGTGTGAAGAAGACCAGTGTTGAGAACACCAGTGCGACTGGTTGCAGCCCGCGCATACGCACTTGCAGACTTCTTCATCTCAAACTCTTTGACCAGATAGTTGACTTCTTTTTGAGCCGACTTTTTGAAAGAGTTGTACTCATCAACATAATACTCATCAGGATCATAAGAACCCTGATAACCTTCCAGTCGTTCTGCATGACG